AATAGATGTGCCTCGTCACCGATTACTGCACTAAAGCATTCAAAATACTGGCGCTTTTGTTTATAGATCGACTGCCATGTGGTGATGGTTACTGGTTTAGGAGATACCTTCTCATGACCAGCATAAACTTTGTGGCAATGATCCTCTACGTCCCATCCATAAGAAAAGAAATCTTTATACATCTGCTCTACAAGAGATGTAGTAGGAACAACAATTAGAATCTTTTGTCCCGTCTCTTGTAAAAAACGAACGATAGAATAGATCATAAAAGATTTACCTGATCCTGTTGGTGACACGATCAGTTTTCTTTTCTTCCTCAGTGCCTCATAGATTCCTTTGTATTGGTAATCTCTTGCTTTGAGTGCAGAAAATTTCTTTGTGAATGATTTGACACCATCGAATGATACTAGTTCATCCTCAGCATCAGGCATACCAAAGTATTCATTGTCAGCATAATCATAAGCGTATCCTCGCTCTTGACAGAACTGCTCAATGTATTCTCTCAGTCCAGCATAGATTTCACCAGTGCCTGGAGAGAACAACCTAATTTTACCGTCCCAATACTTCTGCCTGTATGCAGGCATAAACTTTGCACCTTCAACTTCAAATGTGAAGTGGTCAGATAATTCGTATGAAATATGTGGTGGTGTTTTTAATTGCAGATAAACTTCATTTTTCTTTCGGATAATAACGTCACTCATCTATTCCTCGCGAATACCTTAACCAATCAATTGCATTCTTAATTTGGAATGAACGATTGTTAATATTATTTAGAACCTGTTTTAGAGCATCCTCTAATTTTTCATAGAGGTCCATCGTTGCCTGTGCTTTGATTATATCAGGATCTCCCTTGATATAGATTGGCACTTCGGTCTTAATAATTTTTTCATCAGGTGCAGTTTCTTCTCTGCCCATGTAAAAACTATACTTCTGTCTATACAGACAGTTGTAATCGTATTCTTTTTCTTTACGTAATAATTGTACTCTTAAGTACTTGTCTAACCATTTGGCATGTAAAACTGGAATCCTTCTTGCTTCTTCAAACAAGTCATCATCCATGACACAATCTTTGTGCCACTCATCGATCAATTGTTGATGTAAACTCATAAAGTCAATTCTTTGTCATTACTATTGGTAAGTTTAAAGTAGGTGTACTTAAATGTCACCTGTGCTTTCATGTATTGGATGTCTGTCTGGTCTGTACTAAACTCTAATGAATTCAAACTTACAGGAAACGCATCATAAAAATGCAGTTTAAATGCGGTGTTAAAATTACTATTTAAGATGTGTAAGTATAGATCAAGTTGTTCAATAAATCTTTCATTTTGAAAATCTTTATCTTTCATCTCCTCTACAAAGTCACCCCACTGATCTGATTTTTGTGGGTATGTAATGCCAACCATCCAGTTATGGATCAAAGCATAGTTAGCACAGTTCTCATCAATTAAGAACGTAAGTTGAAGTTCTTGATAATTAAGTTTATCACCACCTAATTGAAAATCATTATATGGAGTTGCTGCTACGGGACCATTCATACTAATTCCAGGCACGTTGACGTTGGTGCATTGAAAACCAACGCTTTTAAATCCTGGGATGTCTAATCTAAAACCTGCTGGTGATAGAAAGTTTTCGTTGCAGAGTGTCATGTGGTTAGTCCTTCACACTTTTATTTATAGACAAAAAAAAGACCCCGAAGGGTCAGAATACTAATCTAATAATCTCTTACATATCCTTTTACATTCGTGTTGGTTTAAAGAATCGCACTCGATAATACATTCGTAGTAATCATTTATCTTTTGATTTTCTGATTCTAACTCATCAATTGTTTGTTCTAAATGCCTCCATTCATCAAATTGTGCTCGGGATAATAGATTGTGCATCTTCACTCTCCATTACGGTTAACTCATAATGTAATTTAAAGGAAGGGTTCATTTTTACACCTCGCATAATTCTGTAGTATCTATGCAACTTTATGTATCGTAGTATACATTTATTGCTTTTTTACAAAACTAAAAATAACTAAACATAAAAAAAAGGACCCCGAAGGGTCCTTGATATAATGTGATGCAAGAGGATCACATGAGGTTTGCAACAGAAACTCTTCTGTAGTATGCGTTGGTTGACAGGTTGCCAGCAGCAAGTGGGTTGCTGTCGGACAGTGCTGCCTCGCCTTTTGCGAATGGGTTGAGGACCATGCCATAACGGGTCTTGAACCCGATACGTGGCTGGAAGTCATCCTGACCGACGCTACGTACCATCTGGAGAGGTACATATGGGCAGTAGAACAGACCAGCGTCATAAGGTGAAGAACCCTTATAACCGATGACGTAGTACTGGTTACCTGAAGTACCAGATGCAGCAGAACCACCACGGGTGATAGTTGCATAAGGATCGATGTAGACGCGATAGCGACCGTTCAGAACACCAGCGAAGGTGTTACCAGTTTCGTCAACTGCAAGGCGGTTGTTGCCTTCCAGAGCAGGAGCATAATCAAGTACGCCTGCCATTGCAAGTGCGGATGCAACGTCAGCAGAGCACATGATCATGTTGCCCTTTCCTCTACGAGTTTCGCGTGCGATTGCGTTCGCATCACGCTCGATTTGGAACAGAAGTCCTTTGAACTTCTCAACTGACCAACGACCGTTGGAGTCAACGTCGAGGTCGAAAGTACCAGCAGTAGCGGTGTCGTGCTGAGCACCACGCTTAGCGGACTTGTAGATGGTTCTGACAACTTCTCTGTTGATCTCAGCAAGGATCTCAGAGGACAGAATGTTTGCCAGCTCCGACTCAGCATCAAGACCGTGGATCGCACGAAGGTCTTGTGCCAATTCGATGCTGTAATCTGCCTTCAGAGCACGGGACTTAGCGGTGACCGAAATCTTCTCGATCGAGAATCCCATCTGACGGAAGTCAGGTGCGGAACCGTCGCTGTCCAGTCCTTCAGAATCCTCAGTGCCCATAGCGCCAGGAGCACCATAGTAACCTTGAGCGGTTGCTTCGTTAGAACCAGTGAATCCGTCGTTCAGAACTGCAGGGTTGTTGCCAGTCAGTGCATCAGCAGCACCAGAGACATCGTTAGCACCCTGAGTACCAGATTGGTTAGGATTGACTTCGTTGTAGAAGGTCTCAGCATTGGAGGTTGCAGGACCATCGTAGCGAGCACGCATTGCGAAGATCAGTCCAGTAGGACCAGACATTGGTTGAACGCCTGCGAGGTCATAAGCGACCAGGTTTGGCATTGCACGTCTGATCAGGGAGATCAGAACTGGGTCGAAACCTGCGACAGGACCAGCAGCGGTAGCATCAGAGCTAAAACCAGCGTTGCCTGAACCTGCACCAGTAGCAGAGTTTGAACCAGTGCTCATCGTTGGAATTGCTTCAGACAGGATCTGACGCTCTTCACGAATTACACGCTCTTGGTTTTCCAGGAGGATCGAAGTGACAGCTTTCTTGTAGTTATCTTCAATAGCAGGAAGATCACCGTGCTCAAGAACAGGTGCCCACTTCTCCTGGAGTTGTTGGGATAAACCTAACATTTTGTTCTCCTTAGATTGAAAGTAAGTGGTTAGTTAATAATTATTTCCCGTAGCGGGAGATCGCGTTTACATACGCAGACATCGTACCCTCTACAGGGGATGCAACTTCACCAGTTGCAATGTCTTCCTTAAGTTCTACTTTTGCCTTAGGGAAATAAGATTCCTTGATGGTTTCCAGTTTGGACTTAAAGGATTCCTCGGACTCAAATTCAACACCTTCTGCGAGTGAAGCGAACTTCTCTGCTTGGGTATCTGCGAGACCCTTGGAAACTTCGGTTACGATCGACTCTTTAACAAAAGAGTTGACCTTACCGTTGAGAGACATATTGGTTTCAATTTGCTCATTGAGCTTTGCTTCCATTTCATCAAGTTTGTCTGTCATCTCTTGCATAACATTATATTTTTCTTCAGGGAGTTCTACATAATTTTCTTCAAAAAGATTCTTCATGCCGTCCATGAAGGACTGCATCATCTCAAGTTTAATGCCGTTGTGGAGTTCGATTTCATTCTCTTTCTTCCACTCTTCAGCAACATAGGTGAGGAACTTGTCCATCTTCTCAGCAAGTTCCGACTTAACGGTCTCAACTTGCTCAGTAAAACGTGCCTCGAAAGTTTCTTCAATCTTCTTAGTTTCTTCAGCAATCTTTGACTTAACTGCTGCCTCGAAGATTGTCTTGGTTTTTTCTTTGAATTCTTCGGAGAGTTCTTCGCCAGTCAGAAGTGCGTTAACATCTTCTTCTACGCTAAACTCTTCAACCTCAGTAGTTTCTGCAACTACCTCTTCGGTTGTTTCTTCTTCTTCCTTCAGTTTGCCAGGAGCAGCATCGCCTGGTTTAGCGTTCTTGGTGACATGACCGTCGCTAACCTTCGATGTGCCTTTGTTGGCAATCTTGGATGAATCGTTGTCTTGCTTGTAGTTTTGGTTTGTAGGACCGCCAAGGTTGTCCTTTGCAGTATCTTGAGGAGCGGGAATTGCTGCAGCTACCATAGGGTCTGCACCCTTGGCACCATCAGTTGGCGCTTTTTCCTCAAGAGTTTCTTCTACGAAGGTGTCAAATTGTTGGTCAACTGATGCTGACATGTGCTATTCTCCTAATATAATCTGTTAGATTCTATGTTTTATTTATACATTATAATCCTTTTAAGAACTTGGCAAACGCGGAAACTTTGCGCTCTTGGAGATTATGCCAAGTTGCAGCGTCTAATTCGTTCTTAATAGATTCAATATGACGTTCTGTAAGAATGCCATTGTTCCATACCCATTCTTTTCCTTCCATAATACCTTCAACAAATGCATCAGGTGCAGAAGGATCTGCTACAATATCAGCAGCAGTTGCGAGCATGAAGTCATCACGAACATATGCTGCACCATTCCTTTCGGCAATTGATCCAACACCACGCGATGAAACTCCTAACTTAACCCCCTCATCAATTAGATTTTTAGCAATCTTGCCCATAGGGGTATCAAGAATTTTTGCTTTGCCAATAAAATTGCTACCTTCTTTTTGAAGTGATACAATTTTATGAGACACTCTATCCAAATTAACGGTAGGTCCCTCAGGGTGACCGAGTTCACCGAGAGCACGATCCTTAGAAATGTATGACTCAGTGTAACGACCAACTTCTTTTTCAAGAACGTTCATCGCATACACACGACCATTTCTATTTTTGATATCTGCTTGGAGAAAGACCCCTTCGATAAAATGATTCTTTTTAGAACCATTATCTTCGACAAGGAATTCTACAGCTTCAATCTGTTCCGTGATCAGTTTCATTTTCGGTCTCTGTTTCTTCGGGTTCGTTTAAATGATTGAACATGTTTGCACCAACCTTCTCTTTTTCAAGAGTTAAGATTTGCGCTGCCTTGTTCATAATCATATCTTTCACTGCATCAGAAGCATCAGCAAGTTGATCCTTCATGATCATATCCACAATTTTAGTAGGTTCCATAATTAACCTCGATATTATTTAGTGTTTTGGGATCCTGACGTTTTTGGTTCAGGGGGATTTTTCAAATTGTCCAAGTTAACTTTTTGGGTTTCCATGTCAATTTCCGCAGATTGCTTGTCTTGAGCAACCTGGTCAAGTGGGTCAAGTACTTGCCCCGCCTCGATCTCATTATTTATCTGTTGTTTCATCTCTTCAATTTCCTGCTCAGTAAAGTGCAGAAGTTGACGCATGACATAATCTTGAGAGAAGTACTTACCAACATAGAGATCTAGTTTGTCTAGAACCTCCATTTTCTTCTCCATCATTTCAAGATCAGCAAGTTCAGCAAACTGATTATCATACAGATAATCATACTGAATGTGCTCTTTCATATCTTCCCAATCTTCAGGTGCAATAACACCTTTCAGAATCAGTTGAGTTTTGAGAAGATCGTGGAGAAGATCAGAGAACTTTTTACGGAGACGACCTACAAACTTTGTAAATTTAATTTCGTCTCTGTTAATCTCTTCAGATTTACCCAGGTCAAATGACTTATCACTTTCCAATCTAGAAGGCGGAACGTTGAGTGCCTTATAGAGTTGAGTTTGGAAATACTTAATGTCAGTCAGTTCACCAAGGTTTTGTCCACCAGGCAGTGTGGTAATTTCTGTACCACGACCACCTTCACGACGAGGCAACCAGAAGTCCTCAAGCATACTCATATGCTTTTTATCATCACGGATTTCTCCAGTACTGGAGTCATATACCATCTTATTTCTATAGCGTGACATCACATCACGCAGGTATTGTTCCGCTTTGATCTTAGGAAGATTGCCAACATCGATGTAGAAGATTCTACGCTCAGGTGCTCTTGACAATCTATAGATGACAATGCTGTCCTCAAGCATTCTTAACTGATTAAGATACTTGATTGCTTTGTGCAAATAACTCAGGGTCATATTTCTACCCTGGTCTACAATACCAGATGCTACGTATGTAACAGCATCTTTTGCAATTTTAATTCCTTGGTTGGTATTGTTTACACCCTTTGCATTGTAAACGAAAAATTCTGTGACTTTACCGTAGTCGTATTTGTTAAATTGATCTGCGTCTACCGCTGGTTTTTCTACCAGACGTACCTTCTTAATTTTAAGAGGATCAATATAACGGAGTTCTAAAAGACCTTTTGAAGGATCTTCTAAATCGATAACTTTATGATAAAATAATCTACCATCGACGTACCAACGTCTAAAGATTTGATGTGCAGATTTATCAAAATCGAG